GCGTCGGGCGTATTAGGCGCGGCGTCAGGTGCAATATCAGGCGCATTGGGGGCGGTTAGCGGAGCAGTTGCCGGAGCAGCGGCAGGTGTACTTAATGCTGTTGACAACGCAATTGGCACCGCGCTAGGAGCAGCCAACACATCTCTTATCGGGTCACTTGGTTGTGAAGCCGCTCCTGTCTCGGCTGCGTTAGGAAGCGTTGCCGGATCGCTTACAAACTCAGTAAACCGAGCAGCAGTGACAACCGTCAACAACGGATTACGCAGCGTAGCCGGCCCAATTTTATCAGTTACTGGGTCCATAAGCGCGGCGAGTGGTTCGTTAAGTGCAATTAGCGGCTCACTAAGCAGCATAAGCGGTTCTCTAGGGGGAATTGAGGCACAATCGTCGTTGTCAACATTAGGAGCTTCTAGTTCATCTATTGGTTTTGCAAGTTCGGAAACCGCAGTAGGGGGATTTGCAAGCACAGGCTCATTGCTCAATAGTAGCGCATCCGGACTGCAACAAGCAGCAATCTCAGTAAGTTCTGGATCATTGCAGGCTTCAGTATCGGCAACGGCTAGCGGAATTGATAACTTACCCGGCGGATCAGGGGCTATCTCTTCTATTATAAGCAATTCTCCTATTTCCCCAACAACAATTGCCGGATTGGGAGCTATCTCGGCATTAGCGGGCCCTTGCTCTACTATTGGCGCCGCCGCAGGAGCAGCAGCTTTGGCTGCAAGTGCTATTGATGCGGTTTCAGGGGACTTACTAGCACTAGCATCTGCGGGATTATCTGCAAGTGCATCTGCGAAATTACAAACAGCCATAGCGTCGATTGGATCCGGCGGCCCTTCACCAATAAAAATGCCTACTGTAGCAGTGAATACCGTAGACCGCGCTACAGTTACTGCTACCGTTAACTCATTATTAGGAGATCCGAATATACCTGCACCCAATTATTTAGGTGAGGTTTCGGCTTCGGCTGTTACTGCATTAGAGCAAGTACAACAACAAGCAGATGCAGCAGTAGAATCAGTAGTTCAAATAGATGCTTATGATGCTCAACTACAGGCCGCTTATGAGGCATATGATCAAGCAACTCAAAGTTACCCTCAAGGAGATCCTCGCATTCAACAAACATACCAAACTTACCAATCTTTATCAACTTCGCCGCAATTAACACAATTATATAGCCAAGCTGATATTAATACCTATCAGGTTTAATAAATAATAATATGTCTACATATATCGGATTTTCAACTATTTTAGCCAACGAACCCAGAAGTACTAATGCCAAGATTGGTAATCAAAACGGTCCGGGAAGTTTAGTAAAACCTCTTTCTTATGGTAATAAATTTAAGTTAGTCGATCATCAACTAGTATTAAGGGACTTTTTAAATGCCCTTAACATACCACTTGGACAAAAAGTAGGACAACCACAGTATGGAACAACGCTTTGGTCATTTGTATTTGAGCCAAACACAGCAGATGTTCAGTTTCAATTAGAAAATGAAATTAAAAGAATAGCAGGTTTGGATCCTAGAATCCAATTAGGCTATGTAAAAGCTTTCCCACAACTCAATGGAATACTTTTAGAAGTACAAATGGCTGTAAATCCATTCAACGACCCCGCAATATTAAGTATTTTCTTTAATCCTGCCAATAACTCAGCAGTATTGCAGTAATCTTTAAAAGTCGTATTTTTTGTACTGATAAATAATAAAAACGGTACAAATTATGGCTGTAGCAAGTAATAGACAATCTAATCTTTTTGGTATTAATCACTGGCAACAGATATACCAAACCTATGCTGGTGCGGATTTTACCAGTTATAATTATGAAACATTGCGAAAGAGTTTCATAGATTACCTACAGATTTATTATCCAGAAACGTTCAATGACTACATTGAAAGTTCTGAATTTATTGCATTGCTCGATGTTATGGCGTTTATGGGTCAAGGGTTGGCATTTAGAAATGACTTAAATGCCCGTGAAAACTTTATTGACACCGCAGAGCGTAGAGATTCAGTTGTTAAATTAGCAAACTTAGTTAGCTATACTGCTCAGCGTAATCTAGCCGGTCAAGGCTTCTTGAAGGTAGTTACAATACAGACAACACAAAATATCACAGATATCAACGGGATAAATTTAAGTAATATTCCTATATTATGGAATGATCCAGCTAATCCAAGTTGGCAAGATCAGTTCAACACGATTATCAATGCAACATTAGTAAACGCGCAGTTTGTAGGTCGTCCCGGCAATTCTAAAGATATTTTAGGGATAACAACTAGTGAATATGCTATTAGCATTCCACCTACAAGTTTGCCAATCGTCCCGTTCAACGCCACAGTAGATGGTAACACGACTAATTTTGAATTAACTAGTATGACTAGCGTAGGAGAAGACTACCTGTATGAAATCCCCCCTGCACCATCTGGACAGTTCAATATACTATATCGCAATGATCAATTGGGGTATGGTAGTCCGAATACAGGATGGTTCTTTTACTTTAAGCAAGGGTCGTTACAGAATTACACATTCAATTTAGCTCAACAAATTGCCAATCAAGTGATCAACATTGGAAATATTCAGGGTGTAAACAACACAGATACTTGGTTATATCAGCTAAGCACAAATAATGGTACACCTTCGCTTTGGACCCAAGTACAAAATGTGTACGCTAATGCTTATTTACAAGCAGTAGCCGAAGGCTCGCAGCGAGCGATCTTTTCTGTTAATTCTGGGTTCAACGACATAGTAAGCTACGTGTTTGGCGACGGTGTGTTTTCAGAAATACCAGTTGGTAACTTCTTAGCTTATGTGCGCGCCGGCAATGCATTGACTTATACAATTTACCCTAGCGATATGCAAGGCGTTAACATAGCATTTTCTTATGTTACTCGTTTAGGTACATTAGAAACATTAACAGTTGGACTAGAACTACAAGAAACTGTTTCTAATGCACAGACTAGAGAAACGATTGGCGACATTAAGCAGCGTGCTCCAGCTGGGTATTATACACAAAATAGAATGGTAAACGGACAAGATTATAATAACTTCCCGTACTCTTATTATAGTTCTATTATAAAATCTCAGGCTATTAATCGAAGTTCTATTGGTATTTCAAAGAATATAGACTTACTAGATTCTACTGGCAAGTACTCAAGCACTAATTCATTTGGTAGTGACGGTGCGCTGTATCAAGATGCAGCTCTTGGCTTTCTAACACTAACTATTAATTCTAATAGTGATATTATAGTATTCTTGACATCAACCCTGGCAGCGGCGCTAGCTGATAACAGAGCCAATCAATATTATGTACAATATTATCCTAGATATGCAATTAATGCAAATACTACACCAGGAACAATCATTTGGCAAACAAGTTCAGTTGATGCTAGTAGTGAATCAGGCTATTTTTATTACACTACCGGAGATCAAAATACACCTGTACAATTGGGCGTGTACTCAACTAATAATTTACAATATATAACAAAGGGCGCACTGTTATATTTTACTGCACCTTCTGGTTACTATTTTGATTCTAATAACAGATTAGTAGCAGGAATTGCCGGACCAAATAATATTACTGGGTTTTGGACAACAGTTCTTAATGTAGTAGGTGATGGTAATAATAACGGTTTAGGTAGTTTTAGTAACGGAACAGGACCTGTCACATTAAACGGCTACGTGCCAACGGGTGCAATACTATCTAATAACACTATACCAACAGTGATTCCTGTATTTGATAATGCATTACCAGCGGATATAATACAAGAAATTACTATCAAATTACAATTACAGTTAAGCTTTAGTTTAGTATTCAATAATGCTATTCCTATAAATCAAGTTCGTTGGTCACTTAGTTATTATGGTGATCCTACGGCTTTTATAAATTTTGCAGCATCGGGAAATGGGCCTGTAAACAATTACACAGTGACATATCAGCAATTAACTTACTATTTTGGCAGTGTAGCAGATACTCGCTTTGCTCCACCAAGTGGTACGGTTATTTATGATCCCTTTTCTGGAAAAATTCTGCAAGACTTTATTAATATATTGCCAATCAACACCTTGCCTGGATCTTCGTATCCGTTAAGTACTCCTGTCATAGTCAACATAGTAGGACAACCAACTGAACCTGACGGCTATACAGATGATTTTCAAGTCGAAGTTTCAGCTACAGATACAAATAATAGTCAACTCATTTTAAATCCTGACTTCTTTAATTTCGTTACTGGATATCAGCAACAAGGACAAAATTTTGGTGTTTATGTATTCTTTCAACAGATTGTAGATGCAACTAACTTAGCAAGATATCGAATTATACCAACGTCTAAGGTAGTATACCAATATGCGACTAACGCTCAAATAGAGATAGTAAAATACGATTATCCACTTGGGCAATTATTCTTTGCATACGGTGAGACAAATGTTTCAGGTAGAATTGGTAATTTTTATACTACTGTACAAAATCCTAGTGTAACTACTCCCGACTTCATACTAATTATTCAACCACAATACTCAGTAGACACCGGGAGACAGGGTTTAGACTTTCAATACAGACACAATTCTAACAACACAACACGAATTGATCCAACTACAACAAATATTATTGATTTGTATATTGTAACACAATCCTACTATACACAATATCAAAATTATATTCAAGATACTACCGGTACAATACCTAAACCTAACATGCCTACAATTGATGAATTAAATCAAGACTACGGTAAACTACAAGATTTTAAGATGGTTAGTGATAGTTTAATACCTAACAGCGTGGTGTTCAAACCATTGTTTGGACCTAAAGCAGATCCTGCGCTACAAGCTACTATCAAGGTAGTTCCAGTTGCCGGCACAAACGCAAGCAATAGTGAAATTATTAGCTCAGTACTCACAGCAATGAATAATTATTTTAATATAAATAATTGGAATTTTGGTGATACTTTCTATTTCTCCGAGTTAGCAGCGTACTTACATAATAATGTTGGTCAATATGTAAGCTCTGCGATATTGGTTGCAAATAATCCAAATCAATCGTTTGGTTCATTATATGAGATTCAATGCGCTCCTTATGAGATATTCGTTAATGCAGCCACCGCAAATAGTATTGTGGTGATACCGTCATTGACAGCAGCAGAACTACAAATAGCGTTATAGGTTTAAAATAAATGGCAACAGTAATTAGAACATTGGACTTCTTACCCGAGATATTTCAAACACCCACAAACCAACAGTTTTTGAGTGCAACATTAGATCAATTGGTAAATCCACCAAACCTACAACAGATTCAAGGTTATGTAGGTAATAGATTTGGATATGGGGTAAATGCTAACGATCATTATGTAACTGAGCCAGACGCCACACGAACAAACTATCAATTAGATCCGGGTGTAGTATTCATTGCTTCGGCAGATTCAATTAACCCGCCTGCAGGAACTGCCACAGATTTTATCAGTTATCCCGGAATGCTAAACGCTATTACTACAGCAGGTGGATTAGCTAATAACAATAGTAGATTGTTTAACTCTCAATTTTATTCTTGGGATTCTTTCACAAACTTAGATCCATTAATTAACTTTAATCAATACTACTGGGCACCACAAGGCTTGCCTGCTGTTACAGTAGCAGCAGCAACAGTATATGATGCGGCAAGCTATATTGTGACTCCTGAAGCAGACGGCTATAAAATTTCTGTAGCAGGTACAGGTTTTGGTAGCATTAATCCTACTCTTACCTTTATTAGAGGTGGCACCTATACGTTTTATGTTAATCAATCTACTCAATTTTGGATTCAAGGAGAGCCCGGTGTATTAGTTGCTAACCCATCAAATCCTAGTCAAAATGTTCGGCAGATATATGGTGTAGAAAATAACGGTGCTAAAAACGGAACTGTAACATTTACAGTACCCGCTGCTGATGCACAAAGTCAATATAGTTCTTTACAGGGAAATAATTTAGTAAGTGTAGTTAGTAATGTGCCGTATCAGGCTATCAATGGTCAGCTAGTATCATCTTTGCGTGGTATCGACGGAGTAACATCGTTAAATGGCTTGACATTAATGTTCTATAATACTGGTATACCAAATGAAGAAGGATTTACTGGTAGTTTCTTTGACAACGGTCAAAATGGACAAGCATACGATACTAACGACAATACGCTTACAACCCCGCAATCAATTAACATTACTGCAACAGCAACATCTGGCAATTTGATAACCTGTAGTTCAACAGCGAACTTAGTAGTAAATCAAGCAGTAACATTTACTGGAACTGCATTTGGTACTTTAATTCCTTCTACATCAAATAATGATGTCTTGTATTTTGTTTCTAGCATTACTTCTCCTACACAATTTACAGTAGCTCTACAATTGAATGGATCTGAAGTAGTAATGCAAGATGCTGCAGGATCTATGACTTGCAATATTAATCAAGGGCTATATCAACAAGGATATATTAGCCAAGTAAATTTCAATTTCTATAAGATTACCTATATAGGAGACCCATCTAATCCTATTATTAGTCTAAGCGTCGCCAGCGCAATACCGGTCAATCAAATTATTTCCGCAGTTTATGGTAACACCTATGGTGGCGCACGCTTCTTCTTAGATCAATATGGCAACATAGAAGAAATACCGTATATTTCAGCACCACTGAATACCCTTTATTATCAAGATGGTAGTAATCCAAATGCGGTAGGTGTTATAAATCTTATCGAAGCTAATATTTCTAATCAATTGAACGTAGATACTCAAATATTAGGTAAACCAAATTTTACATCAAGCAATGGTGTGGCATTTACTAACGGATTAAAAGTACAGTTTAATGGGGATGTAATCCCCACAAGTTACTTAAGTGGGCAGTATTATGTGCAGGGTGTTGGAATAGCAATTCAACTACTTCCAGTAACGGACTTTTCAGTTCCTGAACCATTCACCGGTAGTATTTATAACCTATGGGACTCTGCTCATTGGGATATTGATAATTTTGATGACACCCTTTATATTCCTACAGTTCCTGACTATATCACAATTGCTAGAGAGGCATTGAATAGAAACCCATGGTCACGCAGTAATCGCTGGTTTCATATTGATGTGATCAAGGCCACCGCACAGTATAACAATAATCCAGCGATTGTTACATCTTACGCTACTCAAGAAAATAAAGCGGCTAGACCAATTATAGAATTTTATCCAAACTTAGAACTGTTTAATTATGGAACAGTGGGCGTAGGCGCAATTGACTTTATAGACTTTAGAACTACTGATTGTTTGAATCTAGTAGCAGGTCAACCTGTGTATTATCCAGATGTTGATGTGTATACAAATTATAATGCAACTATTAATAATCCCTTTACAACTACTGCTATATTTACTACGCCTACTAATATAAATGGTAGTACTTCGTATGCACGAATGTTTGCAGTTACTGTTAACTCAGCTGGATTGTTTGTAGCGGTTGGGTATGATAGTAACTATTATCCATTATATGCCACATCACTAGATGGTAGCACTTGGACTACTCCTGCACTAATGAATGGCAGTACCTCTGTTGCACGAATGACTTCAGTTACAGTTAATTCTGATGGCTTGTTTGTAGCAGTTGGATATGGTGGCAGTAACTATCCAATCTACGCCACATCTAGTGATGGTAGCACTTGGACTACTCCAGCAGTAATTAACGGTAGCACTACTAGTGCAACAATGACCTCAGTTGCAGTTAACTCAGCCGGACTATTCGTAGCGATCGGGTATGATAGTAACTCTTATCCATTATATGCCACATCACTAGATGGTAGCACTTGGACTACTCCTGTTTATATGAATGGTAGCACCGCTGCTGCACAACTATATTCAGTAGCAGTCAATGCTGCTGGCTTGTTTGTAGCGGTCGGGTACGATAACAACTATTATCCATTATACGCCACATCACTAGATGGTAGCACTTGGACTACTCCTGCACTAATGAATGGCAGTACTGTCCCTGTATACATGCAGGCTATAACGGTTAATTCATTTGGGTTATTTGTAGCAGTTGGTTCTGATCAATCAACACGTTTTCCTAGATATGCTACATCAACTGATGGTAGAACTTGGACCACACCCGCTAACATGAATAGCAGTAATCCCGCTGCTAACATAAATGCAGTCACCGTAAGCAGTGATGGATTGTTTGTAGTAGTTGGAAGTTATCTTAGTGGTTCTGGTAATGCTTTATATACAACATCAGTAGATGGAAGCACTTGGACAGCTTTTACAACAATGGGCGGCAGTGCTACTACGCAAACTCCGTTTGGGGTCGCAGTTAACTCTGATGGACTAATTGTAGCAGTAGGCTTCAATGCCAGCGATACCCCTATCTACGCTGATGCAATAATAACACGAATTGCTGATACCACCACTACTGTAATTGTACCGGCAAACGCAGTAACTGGCACCTTTGTAGTGGGCATGTACATTAATGATTCATTAAATATATTGCCACCAAATACTCAAATTACTAACATTGAGGGCACCACAACATTAACTCTTACAGTATCATGGTTGAATCCTGCAATAATCGTAGGTGAATCAAAGATTTCTATTGTAGCTGATCCTAAAAGTAACACTAATTACGCACTATTTTCAGGAGCCAGAGTTCTATTTGCAGCCGATCCAAAAGAAAATACAAAAATATATGTTGTAAGTTTCTCTACAATATCAGAAGGGTCTACTCCGGTTATAACTCTTTCAGAAGCTCCAAATGGTAATCTTTTAGAAAATAATGTACTAGCAGTAATTAGAGGGTATAATTATCAAGGTTATAGTTTTTGGTATAACGGATTAAAATGGATAAAAGCACAACAAAAAATTACTGATAATCAAGCTCCTCTATTCGATGTGTTTGATTCTAGTGGAATAAGTTTCGGTGACCGTGCATATTATGTAGGCACCTCATTTAAAGGCTCAAAATTATTTGATTATGCGGTTGGCACCGGACCAGATGACCCAGTGTTGGGATTCCCGTTAAGTTATAGTTTGGTCAACAATATAGGCGATATAAGTTTTGATGTAACGTTCAATTCTGATACTTTTACATACGTGAACAGTGCTGTTCCCGTTACTAAAAATATTAATACAGGATTTGTTTACAATACTATTGGATTGCATGACCACACTAGGCTATTAGGTTGGCAAACAGCAGTAGGTCCTAGTGTACAATATCAAATTTTTGAATTTAATTATGTACGAAATTATGTAACGCCAAATAATACTTTTCAATTAAATGTTGCACCAATAGCAATAGGTGTAGAACCTTGGCCAACATTAGAAGTTTATGTAAACAATATTTTACAACCATCTACTAATTACACTGTTACGACTACAAGTACCACTACCACTGTAGTAATTAATATTCCTAACAGCATAACACACACACTAGTTCAAGTTTTAATATTAAGTGACCAAGTGAGTAATACTGCATTCTATACAATACCCATCAACTTAAGTAATAACCCGTTCAATACTGATATTACAACTACAAATGTTGGTGATATCAGAAGGCAATATGCTAGTATCTTCAATAACTGTCCAAATACTACTGGTCAACTACTAGGTCCTAACAACTACAGAGATTTAGGCAATCTAGTACCATATGGCAATGCTATTATACAAAATAGTGCATCATTAGTATTGCCGGCAATATTCCTGCGTAATTTAAATTACAATATATTTGATTCTTTGGCTTATAATAGCAAGAAATATGTTGAATACAAAAACTTAATTGTTTACACAGTTAATAATTATCCGTTCGATCAGCGGTATGATCCTGCCTATGTGTTGAATACTGCAATAGACCTCATAACCGCAACTAAAGATAATTCTCAATCATTCTTTTGGTCTGACATGATTCCTGCTAAAGCACCGTATGCATCTAATACATACACCTTTAATAGTAATCTACAACAAACAATTTATCCTTTAACACAGACTTATAATTTTGAAACAGCAAATTACAATGGCGTATTAGTGTATGTAGCTAGAACAATTAGAGGATTGACAACTACTAAACAGCTAGTTATGAATCAAGAATATACCGTAAGTACAACAGCACCGTCATTAAGAATCACCATTGATTTAATCCCCGGTGATGTTGTAACAATTAATGAGTATAATCAAACTTATGGTAGCTATGTACCAAATACTCCTACTAAATTAGGGCTATATCCTGCATTTATTCCCGAAGTTGTATTAGATAATGGTTACCAACAGCCAACGTATTTTATTAAAGGACACGATGGTTCATATAATAAATTGTATGGTGATTATATTGCTGCTACAGATACTCTAGTAGACTTTAGAGATCAGGCACTATTAGAATTTGAAAAGCGTGTTTATAACAATCTTAAGTTAAGTAATACAATTCCAGTTCAAGCATACGAAGTGACTCCGGGTTTCTTTAGAAACACTGGCTACTCGTATGATGAATGGTTAGAAATCTATACGCCTGGATTCTTAAATTGGGTAGGACAAAATAGGTTAAACTACCAGCAACAATTCTATGATGCCAATAATCAGTTTACTTGGAATTATAAAAATACTACCAATAAAGTAGATAACACATTAATATCTCCTGGATACTGGAGAGGAGTGTATAGTTACTTTTATGATACAACAACACCTGAATCTACACCATGGGAAATGCTAGGCTACGTTAATGAACCAATTTGGTGGACAGAGCGTTATGGTCCTGCTCCTTACACTAGTAACAACTTAATTCTTTGGGGTGACTTAGCCGCCGGCTTAGACTGGAATAACGGTAATCCTGTAATAATCCCCAAAGCAGTGCGTAATGGATTATTGAAGGTTTTACCAGTAGACAGTCAGGGTAAGTTAGTATCACCTTTTGTTAGTGTAGTAAAGAATTATTATACTCCATCACTCGATACTAATTGGGTAGTAGGAGATGACGGTCCCGTAGAATTCAGCTACAGAAGAAGCAGTAGTTGGCCATTTGATTTAATGCGTATATTAGCGTTGACTAAGCCAGCCGAGTTCTTTAATTTAGGGGTATGGGTAGACGATTACAAGTATAATTTAGAGTTTAATCAATATCTAGTAAACGAAAGAAGTCACCTAGTACCTAATCAGATTCCCGTCTATGGTTTAGGGACACCTGTAACAAGTTATGTTAACTGGGTGGTTGATTATCAAAAGCAATATGGCATTAATTCTACTGCTGCAATTACAAACATTTTAAATAACGTAGATGTAAGATTAGTTTATCGTTTAGCAGGGTTTAGTGATCAGAACTTACTGAATTTCTATATTCAGAGTACTAATCCTAACGCTAATAATTCATCATTGCAAATTCCAAATGAAAGCTATAAAGTATTACTCTACAGTAATCCGCCATATGGTATACTACAGTACTCAAGTGTGATCGTGCAACTTACTACACAAGGACAATACGCTGTGTTTGGTAATTCACAGAGTGCAGCGTATTTTACAACGTACTTACCAAAAAATGATGGGCATGTCAGTACTATAAAAATTGACCAAATAGCAGTAAAGGTAGCCGATAATTACACCACTACAGAAGAGATAGTACCGTATGGTACTATATTTCAAACACCACAAGCTGTGGCGATATTCTTAGCTAGTTACGGCGCTTATTTGCAAGCTAGCGGAGCGACTTACGAATATCAAGCCGGTGCAGTTCCAATCACTTGGAGTCAAATGGTTGCAGAATTCCTGTATTGGGTACAGATAGGATGGCAGCCTGGTGCGGTAACAACATTAAATCCTGCAGCATATGAACTTACGATTGATAAACAAGATCAAATTGTACAACCATTGAGTGTGCAGGGTGCAAACTTTGTACTAAATCAAAACTTGTATCCAATAAAAAATTCTGACTTGGCTATTACAAGAGATGGAACACACTTTAGCGTAACACCATTAAACCAAGGTGATACTATCAGCTATGGTCAGTTTAATTTAAGTAATTTTGAAAATGCCTGTGTATTCGACAATTATACATTATTTGGAGATACCATTTATGATTTAATAACAGGAATAAGACAAAACAGAATTTATGTACGAGGGGCTAAAACTGCGGGTTGGAATGGAACATACAACGCATCTGGATTTATCATTAATCAAAATAATGTTAAACAGTGGTTACCTACCGCAAAGTACACTAAAGGACAGATAGTACTTTATAAGAATCAATATTGGATTGCTCAAGACATTGTGCAACCAAATGCAACCTTCCAGCAAAAGCTTTGGGCTCCATCAAACTATAAATCAATTCAAACAGGATTGCTACCTAATTCAAGTACCAACTCGTTAGATAGCACATACTATTACAGTAATGATCAGACTGCACTTAATCCAGACGCTAACTTATTAAGTTACTCATTGATTGGATATAGGCAGAGAGATTATGCAGCAATAGCTGACTTGACCGATGTTACACAAATCAATGTCTATCAAAATCTAATCAAGACCAAAGGCAGTACGAATGCTATTAGCGCATTTAAGGGAGCAACTTTACCACAAGGCGGAATTAATTACAATATACATGAAAACTGGGCTATATTAACTAGCAATTTTGGCGGTGTATTAAACAATAGTTATGTTCAATTCCAACTTAATGCAGCAGTACTGAGCGGCAATCCATTCATCGTGGGGTTAACAGATGGGGTATACACACCTGGGGTAGAACAAGAAGTACCTTTATATGCATTATACAATTATAACTATAATTCACCACCGACTAATCCTAATGTATTGCCTACAGTAAGCCAATATGTACCATCTACATTGTTCCCCGATGCAGGATATGTAAATTTTAATGATGTCAAGATGTCAGCATATTTTTACTCGCAGTTAGCTAGTGCGACTAACCAACAAGGTATGGTTGTTCCACTAACTAATTTTTACGTAGGTGATTATGTTTGGTTAGCTAACTACTTGAATCAGTGGAATGTTTACACTCCAATATCACTTGGATCAGTAGTTCAAGTAAGTAATAATTTAAACAATACTTGCACGGTGACATTCTCACAAGTACATGAGTTAAAACAATATGATTTGATTGCTATCGCAAATTTCAATAATGCAGTAAATGGATATTATACGGTTACCAATGTAGTAAACAATTACCAAATTACTATATTATTAACATTAACCTCAAGTTCACGCCAAATTGTAGGTCAGGGTGTTGGTATGTATTTGTCGTCACAACGAGTAACTACACCTGCACAGATCGCAAATCTTCCATTAGCTGCGTCTGAGTTTGTCGATAACGTTGTTTGGGTAGATACTAACACTGACGGTGGCTGGGCAGTATATCAAAAGACAATTAATTATAGCTTTGAAGAAGAGATCACTCAACCAGATAATATTAGTCAGTCATTTGGCGCAGCAGTTGCTTATAATAGCAGTTTAGGTGGCTATCTAATAGGTGATCCCAATAATAGCAATGTATATAGATACGATTATAACGCAGGTACTGGCGGATATGATCTATTTCAAACTCTTACTTATGGATCTGGATTTGGTGCTTCGGGATTAGGTGCTGCGATAGTTACTAAACAAAACATTTATGCAATAACAGCGCCGACTGCTACCCAACAATATCGCGGGGTTTACCTCTATGTACTTAATAATTCTATATTATCAGATAACCTAGTACCCTATCAACAAATTAACACGGATCTTTACCGCCCGTATTCAATCGCGCTATCTGGAGACACTAATTGGTTGTATGTAGGATTAAGTACAAGTACAGAAGAAGGTGACCTTAGCCAAGTTTGGGTATACCAAAAACAAAATATACTAGTGTCTGCCAACAACATGCAATATGGTCAGACATACACTATTGTTAGTGTTGGTAATACTGACTTTACCACTGTGGGTGCAATAGAAAATAAAGTAGGCATTTCATTTCTTGCTACAGAAGTTGCCCCCGGTGGTACTGGAGTAGTAACCCAATCTAACTATCAACAGGTTGCAACAATAGATGCTCCGATTTCTATTGGCGGCACTTATCGATTTGGTAGCTCATTAGCAACAGACTATTATGGTGAAAAATTAATAATTGGCCAACCCGATCTTCCTTATAGTGGGGATGTGAGTAACTGGGGAGCCGCGTATGTGTATGATAGAAGTGTTCAAAATTTTCAATCACAACATGAATCACGGACTACTACCAATCCGCAACCGCAATTTTTTGACCTAACATGGGTGCCAGCAGAAAATCCAATTCTCGGCAGTCAACCACCGCAGTTTATCGGAACAACCACTGTATCCGCTTCTAATTACATTGGATACACCGCTACTGTGGCTCCATTCAATCTGTCTTATTACGCGCAAGGAACTCCTGTAATTTTCTCAGGTGGAAATTTGGGTTCTTCTGGATTAAAAAATAACATAATATATTACTTAAATGAAATTGCAGGATCTTATTTTACTGTTGTGGCCTCATTTGAAGATATTGGTACCAGCAACAACGTACCAGTTAACGATGATTCTGGATTGTCATTTAGAATATATTTTCAGTTCGATCCTATAATGGTGTATTTAAATGGAACTGTAGTAGATAGCAGACATTACGGAGTAATATGGGATCTATCTGGCGAATATGCTCAATTGGTATATACATCCCCGCTAGTAGCGGGAGATATCCTTACTGTAAGTGGTAGCAACTTTACGCTAACACAAACTCTTACAACTCAAAATACGCCGCAAGTTGGTGTACAATTTGGCACCTCAGTAGACATTACAACATACGGTAATGAAATAATTGTTGGCGCCCCTTTTGAATTGACACAGCAATTGGTTGAAGGTGCAGTATACAGATTTACAAATAGCGGAAGCAGTTATGGACAAGTAATTGGTACCGCACCAGTATTTACTTCAGCACCTCGCGTTATATTAATTAACGGATTTGCGGTAACTATACCTGCAGGAGCAGATGCTACACTTGCAGCAAGTACTATTGTAAGTGCTAGCATCATCAACGTAACAGCTAGTGCAACGACTGACAACACCTTAATTATTAATTTAATTGATGTTGCACTTGCCCCAGTCGATGAAAAATTGTCAATAACTACAGTAGACTCACTTGCATTTGATGAATTGGGCATTCAAATTTACACACAAACTCAAGTAGTATTGTGCCCTCATACTGAAGGAAGAACTCAATTTGGTACAGTAATTAAATTTAATGAGTCAGGATCGTTTGTAGCCAGTGCGCCAGTTGGCACCCGTTATGAAGATACTACGTTTGATGTTGTATTATATCCTGATCAAGATACCATTTTTGACAACAATACTACCCAGTTTATTGATACTTATCCAAATGCTGGCGCAGTCTACATGTTTGACTATTTGGGTGTCTACCATGAAACTATCTATAACACCGGCGCATTCGTGTATGCACAAAGTGTGAATGCTACAAACTTAACATACGGCCCTCAGCCAAGGTACGGTACATCACTAGACTTTGTTGATAACAAAGTAATCGTTGGCACTCCAAAAATGTATAATTATGATACTAATGCAACTGCATTAATTTCAAATGTAACATACACAATTGTATTTGTAGGAACAACAGATTTTACATTAATCGGGGCATCATCAAACACTGTTGGAACAGTATTCACTGCTACAGGACCCGGTACCGGCTCAGGTGTCGCCACAGACGGACAGTTACAAAGTTACGGGCAGGCGGTTACTTATAGTAATCCAATTGGAGTGCAAGACTGGGAAGTATATAGACAAACATCAGCTATTGTTGATACATCGCGTATTGGATATATGCAAATTTTCAGCGCACAAACTAATAATACACTAGTAAACTTAGATTACTTTGATCCATTGCAAAATAAGTTGTTAGGTGCAATAGCGGAAAATATAGATATAATTTCAAACACTGACCCTGCAAGCTATAATAACGGTAATGTCACCCAGCGCGGGTTAGTTTGGGGAGCAGAGCATGTAGGTACTCTTTGGTTTAACACTACAAATGTTAGATTTATAAATTATCACCAAGACGATGTGGTTTACAATAGTAAGTATTGGGGAGCCGTATTCCCAGGTAGTGATGTTGCAATCTATTCTTGGGTTGCAAGTAATACACCACCGGCAAATTATCAAGGTCCGGGAACACCTTATAGTATTAACTTATATTCAGTAGAACCAGTCTTGAATGCTTCACAAGCAGCAGTACCTACGTACTACTTTTGGGCAAGAAATACTAATATTATCTTCACTAAACAAAATAAAACGCTATCTGATAACGTGCTAGCATCATATATTAATAGCCCAGTAAATTCAGGTATTAGTTATATGGCTCCTATATTACCTAATGTATTCTCAGTATACAACGCACAACAATACTTAAATGGTAATGACAGTGTATTCAATATTGGGTATTCTACTGGGACAACTAATGATGAGCATCATACTGAATATGCCTTAATTAGAGAAAATTATGCTGAAGATTTCCTACCAGGACTACCCACATTAGTAAATCCTAACCCATCGTTACTATACCAACGACTTTTATACAGCTTGGCGGGGACAACGATATTCATAGGAAAACCACCGGATATTGTTACTGCACCTTCCCTTATTAAAGGACAAAGTTATCAAATTATCACTATAGGTACAACAAATTTTACTTTGGTCGGTGCAGGTCTTAATCCAAAGATAGGAGAAGTATTCACTGCTACAGGACCCGGTACCGGCACAGGCACAACGTTGTTTGTTGCTACCACATATGTTGTGCCCGATCCTTATTTGCCTATTCGCGTACAATCAGGTGTTTCTCCAAGACCGCAACAAACCTTCTTCTTAGATCGTCTGACAGCTCTTCAAAATTATTTTGAATTTGCAAACAATACACTGATTAAGTATCCTATTGCTGAAACAAGAGAAGGGGCTCCATATCTATATCAGGTTGGTTCTGCAAATCCAAGCAATAATAACTTGCCCTTCTTTAATACGGCTGATTACTGGGAGTTTGTGAACTGGTGGGCACCTGGATATGATAATTCTATTAGATCATCAACTGTAGTACCTTTCTATGCAGATTTGATAACCTTAAGTGTAGCAGAAGGTACCGTCGTAAAAGTACAAAATAATGGCGCTGGCGTTTCAGAGTGGTATATATTTGAGGGCGGAAATATATGGACACGTATAGGATTACAGAACGGGACCATACAGTTTAAGTCAAGTCTTTGGAATTATGTTAATGCCGGAACTGGCTGGGACGGTAATTTTTATGGTACTACCCCGTTTGATACGTATCCAAGTCAGGAAACATATTGGTTAGTTCGTGCGTTAACAGAACAAATCTACACTAATGAATTATTGATTTATAGAAATCAAAGCTTGATTTTATTATTCCAATATATTCAAAGTGAGTCGGTATCTTCACAAAATTACCTAACTTGGTTAAATAAAACCTCATTGGTGGATGTCTCGCATAATATTAGGGCATTATTACCTTACGAAGTCTATCAATCTGATAATCAAGACTTCTTGACTGGTTACTTAGCAGAGGCATTGCCTTACCATGTGTTTATTAAACAATTCGTTTATGTATATACGGGAAGCGAATTATGGCGAGGTAATATAACTGATTTTGATTTACCTGCGCAATATAACACCACTGTAGACCAGTTTATATCACCGCAACTTGTTTATAGCAATGCTGATGGTGTTAACACATATTTACCAACTGCTCCAATTTGGCAAGAATCAAATTATAGTCAGTGGTTCAACAATTATGGTTTAAGTTTAGTTGGTCAACCTAATTTCTTAATCAGTACTTTAGCTGCCTATATGAGTCTCGGCAGTTCTACTATTGTAGTGGCTAATGCATCTGGTTTTCCTTTAAACGGGGTTATCACGATTGATGCAGAACAGATCGCATATTCTACAGTAAACCGAGCAACAAACACCTTAACTAATTTAGTTAGAGGATACAACGGTACTAAAATTAGTATTCATTTACCCGGAACAAAAATCTACACTGATTTGCCAGCAGTATTGCTATTAAATGGCGGTAGAGGATATATTAATCCACCTAAGATAACTGCTTATATAGATACTTCTGTTTACCCGGCACCAACTGTACCTGCCCAATTAGCAGCTATAATGAGTTTAGATACGGTTGTGGGAGTCAATGTAATTAACCCGGGTCAAGGCTACGCAGTATTGCCAGAAATTATAATTGGATATTCTGAACAAATAATATTTGCAAGCTCAAGCGTTAACGTATTGCTTAATACTATTCAACTTTATGCACCGCTACTTCTAACAGGTGATTTAGTAAAATATGAGATGTCTCCTGGTGGTATGACTATTAGCGGATTGCAGAACAACCAATGGTACTATGTAAATGTATTACAAACTAGTCCCACTACTGTAATAGCACTATACACTACCTACGCAGATGCATTAAACGACACAAACAGAGTAGTGATATATAATCAAGGTTCTGGTAGTAATCATACACTAAATTTAGGTGCAAATGCATCTGCTATCACTTCGTCTGTTCCAGTAAGAGAAAATATTATATCGTTAAAATTTGATAGAACAAGCTATAATTCTCGCGTGTCAGATTGGACAGCCGATGCATTTTATGGATCATTCTTTGCAGGTAGCTTATCAAATGCAGAGCAACTGTCTAGCTCTTCAGTAATATTAGATAGTGCAAATCCTAATATTAATACAGTTTTAGCTAGTGAGCATGGCTGCTTGTTTGAGATAGTAGATGTTGGTAACAAACAACAGGTAGAATGGTCATCATTTATTCGTAATGTATATGCTACAGTTATGGCTACGAACTCAGTAAACCTAATAACTGACGGTAGCATGGCAAACGCATCGGGTTCTACTGTTGGTATGACAGTAGGGATGCCGGTAAAATTTACAGGCAATGTTGGCGCAAGTGGATTGGTAGTTGGCGTTGTGTATTATGTTGCCGAAATACTAAGTTTAACCGACTTTACTATATCAGAAACAGTAAACGGAAGCGTATTTCCGCTAAACGATCAGATTATTGCTACTACACTAACTTGTGCAGTGGCTCAAGTAATTAATACTGCAATTATAACAGTAAACTATCCCGGAATAAGACAAGTTACTGCTACAACTGCTTCCTCAACTAACCCAGTAAATAATACGAGGGGGTATCTCACTGTACCACTCTCTGAAGTTGGCACGGGAGGCACACAAGGATTCTATACAGGATTACCAGTATTCTTTGTTGGAAGTGTATTTGGTGGAATACGCGAAAATGACACATATTATGTTACCACAGTATTAGATAATCAAAATTTTACGCTGTCAACTAGTTCAACTCCATTGACTGTACAAGTCAATTCTACAACTTTTGGAACAACTATTATATTTGCACCGGCAATTGTAAACGGTGTTATTTATCAAATTCGATCAATAGGCACTACAGATTTTACATTGATTGGAGCTAGTTCAAATACTATAGGTGTAGTATTCACAGCGAATACTAGCGTAGTTTCTGGTACTGGAACAGGTACTGTGCTATTAGGAACATTCTACGTAGGTGTAAATTCTACAACTGGACTTTCAAAAAATGATCCTGTTGTTATCAATAATATGGTTATTGCTGGCACACCAGTTACTAATTTTGGTAATATTGACAATTCTACAATATATTACATATGGAGTGTTGTTGACGGATTCAACATAATACTTTCTACCCAGTTTAACGGCGATCCCTTCCCGGTTACTACCGTACCTTCAACTACTGATATTGCATCAACATCCTTAATTGTAGGTGTTACATATACTATCACATTTGTAGGAACAACTGATTTCACTCTTGTTGGCGCATCATCAAATACTCTTGGAGCGGTGTTTGTAGCTATTGGTCAAACTACAGGAACAGGTACTGCATCTTGCAAGTCATACGCAACGTTAGTAGATCAGATAAACACGATACCATTAACTACTGCTAGCGGTGATATGACAATTAACTTATCATTACCGGTAAGCCCTGGCCAAGTAGATGGTCAACTGTTTACATTCTACGAAACTTCTAATGAGTATTATCCAATTACCAGTGGGGTATTTAGTAATCCGTTAACTGGAACAATTGATGCTACAGTTGCTATATTAAACTATGTTGCATTATCATCTGCTAGTAGTGTAATTAATTTCTATATAAATATGCCGCTGCAAGTAGGTACTAATATCGGCAATTTGACTACAGGCACAACTTACTACGTAACTGACATTGGAACTGTAAAAATAACGGTGACCAATACTTCGTCCAACAATCAATTAACTTGCAATAGTACTACTGCACTTTACGTTAATATGCCAATTATTTTCTCTGGTAACGGGTTGGATGGAATTGTGATTAGTCAAGAATATTTTATAAGCGAAATAATCGATGCTACCCATTTCACTATTAGTGGATCAATAGGCGGTAGCGTACTTATACTCACTACAGATAATGGTACTATGACAGGCACCGGAGCTACATACGTTACGGTATCTACTTCTATAGGCGGCGCAAATGTTGCATTAGCAGACGCTTCAGGGCCAGTAACATATGAGCAAACACCTATTGTATCTAGTATATTAGGAATTAGTTATTTGATTGGTGGATACTATGTAAACTTAGCTAATCCAGGCCAAGGTTATGCAGTCAGCAATATTATTACTGTAAGTGGAACTGATGTGGGAGGCTCGTCCCCCCTAAATGATGTTACTATCACTGTGGATGCTGTTAATAATTACGGAAGAATAGTAAGTGCAATTGTTTCGGGAACAATACCTTCAGTCCCTCAAAATAGTTATTATCTGCGGGTCACTGGAACAAACACATTTGAAGTATATGAAAACCCACTACTTACCGTACCAGTGAGCGGACTTGACTTCCCTTATGTGGGCTTTACCGCTACAACAGCAACGGCAATTATCGATATTCCCATAGGTTGGACTACTCCGGCATTAATAAATAATCCGTCTACCCTAGGTGTGGCCAATATGTCTATAGCGGTTAATTCATCTGGTTTATTGGTGGCCGTTGGTTATGTGTACGGGACTGCTGCGGTATATACCACATCTACGGATGATGGTATTACTTGGACTACTGTTACTGAAATGCCTAACACCGGTCCAGCAAATATCTTCATAAATGCATTAACAGTTAATTCATCTGGATTGTTTGTAGCAGTTGGATACCTTAAAAATGGTTTTGGAAATGATTATGCCGCATTCGCTACATCTACTGATGGAAGCACCTGGACTACTCCAGCACTAATGAACGGCAGTACTGCTACTGCACAAATGTATTCAGTAGCAGTCAATACTGCTGGACTTTTTGTGGCAGTCGGGTATAATGATACTAATTACCCAGTCTATGCTACATCAGCAGATGGTAGTACTTGGACTACTTCAGCATTAATGAATGGTAGTACTTCGTATGCACGGATGTTTGCAGTTACTGTTAATTCATCTGGATTGTTTGTAGCGGTTGGATATAATGGCAGTAACTATCCTGTATATGCTACATCTACTAATGGAAGCACTTGGACTACCCCGGCACTAATGAACGGCAGTACTGCTACTGCAATAATAACCTCAGTCGCAGTTAACTCAGCTGGACTATTTGTAGCAGTTGGGTATGATGGCAATAACTATCCAATCTACGCCACATCTAGTGATGGTAGCACTTGGACTACTCCAGCACTAATGAATGGTAGCACTACTATTGCAAATATGTCCTCAATCGCAGTCGATGCATCTGGACTGTTTGTCGCAGTTGGGTATGATGAAAGTGATTCTTCAATTTATGCTATATCTACAGATGGTAGTCTTTGGACTACACCGGCATTGATGGACAATGCTTATACTGCATATACAATCATGACCTCAATTGTAGTTAATGCAGTCGGAGAGTTTGTAGCGGTTGGCTTTAACGGTTCTAGCTATGTAATGAGCGCAAATTATCATCCAGGATTAGGAAATGGCATTCAAGTCACTAGTGTTGCTGGCTTTGAGGTTAATGATGCTGTTGCCTTTACCGGAGCAGTGTTTGGAAATTATATAGCTGGTACCATATATTATATTTTAACTATCGATGCACTAAACAATCAAATAACTGTCTCTACAACATTAGGTGGTACCACGCCATCACACACCGGCGCAACTCTGACTGGTTCAATGACAATGGCTAAAGTTGGGTCTTATACATTCTTGCCCGAACCGTTCTATTTTAATCAAAGCATTGTTAAATTCAATCATCAGTTGTACCGCTGCATTGTCAGCAACAACGACAAAGAATTTATATACGGTAAATGGGAGTTATTAGATTCTGGTGATAGTGCTATAAATGCACTAGATAGAATTGTTGGCTACTACCAGCCAACAGTTAACATGCCCGGTTTAGGGTATTATCAAGCATCTGCACTACAAGCAGGTGTGCCAAGTATTGATTTCTCACAACTATTGACTGGCACAACATATCCTAACAGTACATATATTGGTAATCCGTTTCAACCAGCTGATCAATTATTAATTGACGTAAAATTACAAGATGAGCCATTCTACCCAACTGATATTAGTTTAAATGGGATAGTTTATAACGGTACTACTTACATAGCAACTGCCAATCTTTCAACTGGTGCTGCTACTGTTACTAATATAACAGACAATACTTGGTTTGTGAAGAACTTGACTAGTTCAAACTCTGGATTAACTTCTATTAACTATAGTAGTGGTAGTTCTTCACCTGTATATATCGTAACTACTACAAATTCTGCTACTCCAATACTAAGAAGTCAGGATGCACGAATTTGGTCATCGTTAGGATATTATACAAATAATAACACTACAACATTAAACTTAGCAGGACTGGCGTTGTATGATTCCGCATATGGATTAATTGGCAGTGTAGGTGTTTATGTCGCAGTAGGCACTAGTATTATAAAAAGCGTAGACAGTATACATTGGACAGAAACGTATTCTTTTAGTAACTCTACTTTAGACAACATATTATATGGTGTTACTTATGCTAGTATTCCTGGATTTACTGGATTCGTTGCAGTAGGTGGAAATCAATATTATAGTATAATATTAACTAGCACTGACGGTGTTAATTGGATTTCGGCTAGTACGGCACTAAGCTATAATTCATTATATACGATAACCACTTCACTAACTACGCTGGTAGCAGTAGGGGAAAATGGAATAATTTACTATAGTTATGACGGACGTACTTGGTTTGGAGTCAACGAAACAAATGTAATTAGTACCAACGGTTCTAATAATATATTAACTGTAGGAAATACTGCAGGGCTATTAGTAAATCAAGAAATAAAGTTTACTTCTTCATTCGATGTTATAACATCGGGTACTCTTTACTATGTAAAAAGTATAGTAAGTTCTACACAGATCACACTAAGCACTACTTTTGGAGGAAGTGAATTAGATTTGACCGGTGAAAATCCTGCTATATTAACATTACTTTATGCAGCACCGCACACCGTTAATTTGACCAATATTAGCTACCTAAATACATCATTTGTAGCTTTAGGTAACAATGGATTACTGTTAACAAGTACAGACGGTATATCTTGGACTACACAGGCACCGGGCACAACTCAAAATCTGCATGATGCAACTTACCATGCAGGTACGTATACAGTAGTAGGCGATAACAACACAATTCTGCAATCTACTGATTTAATAACTTGGACAAATACCGCAAAGTTTACTATAGCACCTGCGGTGTACGATGTACAAGGTTCCTCATTTGCATCAGGCTTCGGCCCAGAAGAGCTAGTAGCCGGCGTTGTCTCTGACAATTTATCAATGATTGTTAACACTCTTCCTGGAACCAACTGGGATCCTGCGCAATATGCCCACACTGGCTACAACGTAGTGTCACTTCAGTTGACTCCTACAAGTTCAACTCAAACAGCTTATAGTTTTGCCGATGCTGTTCAAGTACCGGTACAAGTAGCAGTTTATGTAATCGATTATACTACGCAATTATGCACTGGCATTTATGTTGATATAGATTATACAGTAGATTGGGTAACTAAAACGGTGATATTAAATATTCCGCTACCGTTCATACCAACAGTTGATTCTTTAAGAATAGATGTGTATGAAGTTGGTAACGGATTTCAATTAGTAAAATCCAACACTGACTTAGATCCTATTGTAACAAATTCAACTACTGGATTTGATCAAATTGTAGTAGAC